CGATTATCAACGCTGATTCACGGAATACGATCATCGGCGGGCATCAACGGCTGAATGTTCTCCGTGCTGACAAAATCGATAGTGTCGAGTGCTGGGTACCTGACCATGAACTGGATGAAAAAGAAGTCGAAGAGCTGAACATCCGCCTGAACAAGAATACCGGCTCATGGGACTTCGACACGCTGGCAAACGAGTTTGAGCTTGACGAGTTGCTTGAATGGGGCTTTGACAAGCGAGACCTGGAGCTTGACCTCTGGCAGCCTGAAGAAGAAGAGCCAAAAGACGAGCCGATTCCAGACGAGGATTTAGTCAAGCGCGTGCCCGACGCTGTTTGGGGAAGTGACAATCTCTACGGCATTCCGATGCTTGACTTGAACATGCAAGCAGACCACCTTGAAGCACCTTTCGCCGGGTGGGGCACGATGGCTCGCAAGAACAAGATGACTGGCACGTACCACTTTTACGTCGATGATAACCGCTTTGAGCAAGTATGGCGTGACCCAGTTGACGTGGCTAATTCGGCGTGTTATGCGGTCGTTGAGCCAAACTTCAGCGTCTACACCGACATGCCAAAAGCGGTCGCAATCTGGCAGATGTTCAGGAAACGTTGGCTGGCACGCTGGTTCCAGTCGATAGGTATTCGCGTCATCGTTGACTTGAACATCGCACACCGACACGATGATTTGCGTTTTATCGGCGTGCCCGAAGGTTGGAAGTCGTATTGCACGCGCGCCTATTCAGCACGGCTTGACGAGACGGTCATCGAGTACGAGCAAGCGGTCAAGCACGCTGGGGGCGGCACAATCTTATTCGTGTGCTACGGCGGGGGCAAAAAGGCTGAAGAGTTGGCAATGGAACGCGGCTGGATTTGGTATCCAGACCAACAAACACAAGACGCAGGAGGTAAACGAAATGGCAAAGAGTAGCGGCGGGGGTGGTAGAGGTGGATTTGGCTCTGGTGTAATTAGTTATGCAAAAAACAGATTATCAGCCCCACAGTTCCAGGAGTTCAAATCCGCACTCGCTGGAAAAACAAGCAAAAGCACACAGTCATATTGGCGCGAGAAAGCAAGCACCTTTAAGGAAATTATAGAGGAGGGGTAACAATGGCTAAGAGTTCTGGAAGTGGCGGGCGCGGTGGTGGAAGCGGCAGCGCAAAAAAGCCGTGGGAAATGGGATTCTCAGAATGGCGAAGAACTTTTGGTCCTGGCGGTTCAAGAGAATCGGAAATCACACAATTAAGGCAACGTCTTTCGCGCGAAGCATTAATGCCGCGTGAAAGACGATAAGTAGTTATACAACGGTGGCAGTCCAGAAGTCGAATTCTCATTAGGAAAGCAATATTTGACAGCGCGCGATACTGCACGGAGTTTACTAACTTTACATGGGACATAGGCGATTGACTAAGCAGATAGTCATTGATGCGCTCAATAAAACGAAGGGCGCGGTATATCTGGCGGCAAAGAGCTTGGAATGCTCGCATACTGCCATTTATGACTATATTGCCAAGTATCCCGACATTGCCGAATTGAAAGAATATTACGACGAGGAAGTGTCTGATATTGCTGTGTTGAAACTGCGGGATGCTGTAATTAAGGCAGAACCGTGGGCAATCAAATACCAGCTATCCACAAAAGGAAAATCGCGCGGGTACGTGGAGCGGCAAGAGGTGACGGGGGCGGATGGGAGTGGTGCTCTTGCCCACGCCGACCTGGTCTCTGCCATCAAGGAGCTGAGCCGTGCGGATCAGTGAGTTCAGCCCGAAGCAGGGCGAGGTGCTCAAGTTCATCTTTGCGCCGGAAGAGGTGCTGGTCGCTGATGGGTCGGTGAGGTCCGGAAAGACCATGAGCATGATTGTGGCTTACCTGATTTGGGCAATGGAGCATTTTGACCGTACGAACTTTATTATCGCTGGAAAGACGGTCACGTCCACCGAGCGCAATATCATCCGGCCCCTTCAGGACGTTGAAGGACTGCCTTATCGCTTGCATTACAAACGGGCTGACCGGATACTGGTCGCCACTTGCGGGGGCAAGGAAAATTACTTCTACGTGTTCGGGGGAAAAGACGAAGGCTCGTATCAGCTCATTCAAGGCTTGACCGCTGCCGGGGCATTCTTTGACGAGGTGGCACTGCAACCACAGTCCTTCGTGGATCAGGCCACGGCCAGAACGTTGACCTTCGCAGATGCCAAGCTTTGGTTCAACTGCAACCCGGAAAGCCCGAACCACTGGTTTTATCAAATGTACCTAAAAACGCCCCGGCCGGAGGTTAAATACCTGCACTTCCTCATGGACGATAACCCGATTATGGGCGAGGTTGAGATTGAGAAGGCCAAGCGCATGTACTCGGGCGTTTTTTATCAGCGCTATGTTCTTGGCCAGTGGGTACGGGCTGAAGGCGTTATCTTCCGACAGTTTGCTGATGATTCTGAAGGCTGGTTGATTGACGATAATCTGGATTACGACACAATAAAGCAGATTGCATATATTACCTTTGGCGTGGATTTTGGCGAATCCACTTCGCACACTGTGTTTGTTGCGACTGGTATTTTACGGCGTGGGGCTGGAATTATAGCGTTGGATGAACGAAAACTGAATTCGAAGGGTATCAGCCCCGACAAGATCGAGCGTGAATTCATCGACTTTGTGCAGCAGGTGCATAAAGAATTTCCTGATATCCGTCTGAGCTATGCATTTTGTGATCATCCTGAAACGATCATCAACGGGTTGAATATCGCATTACGTAAAGCGAACATTCCAATTTCCGCTGTTATGGCGGCTAAAGAAAAAATCAACACGCGGATTTATGCACAAGAAAAAATGCTGAATCTCGGATTACTTAAGATCAGGCGTAAATGTACGAAACTGGTATTCTCGTTACAAAACCAGACGTGGGACGAAAAACACACCGACCAGCGATTAGACGAAAATCCAGATATCAACGATATCGCGGATGCGTTCGAGTATTCGTGGGAGGCATGGATAGACGATATAGGGGTGAGATTATGAATCAGCAACAGGTAATTGATATTATCAGTAAAGAGTTTGGGATTACTGCCAAAGTAAGCCCGATGTATGCGAAAATCGAAGAATGGCGGGCATGGCTGGAAGGCAACGTCAAGGGCTTTCACGAATACGAACAACTGGTCGATTTGAGCGAGAAAAAATACACCAAACTACACCGCCATAAAACGAATATGCTGCTTCGCGGTTCGGAGGACTGGGCTTCGATCCTGCTGAACGAGAAAACACATATCGAAATAGAAGACAATGCGTCCGCGCGCTGGCTGCTGGGCGATGATTTAATTTCCGGCGTGTTGGGAGAATCTGACTTTTGGCGCAATGCAAACGAGTTGATAGCCATGTCCCGATGGGCTGGAACAGCAGCGTTTGAGGCATATGTGAAGAATATGGAGGTCGCCGAAGAATCGCGAACGTTGATTCGTGGAGCTGGAATCGGCATGAATTACCTTTGCGCTGACCAGATTATCCCGATCAGCCATGACAATGGCATTCTACGCGAAGCAGCGTTTGTTTCCGACAGGGAAGAACGCGGGAAGGTATTCCAGCAGGTCAGTATGCACACGCTGGAAAACGGGCTGTATATGATCACAGCGTTTACGATTGATGATCAAGGACAGCTGTTCGGAGATCCAATCGTTATTCATACTGGTTCGCCCGTGCCATGGTTCAGCGTGGTTCGAAAAAGTGGCATAAACATATTCGACTATGATTCACCGTTTGGAGTTTCCATCATTTCTGGAAACGAAGACATCTTGAAGGGACTGGATACCGTTTTCGACAATTACATCACCGATTTTATTCTGGGGCGGAAAATGGTATTTATGAATACTTCCCTGATGGACAGAGATGATTCTGGGAACGTAATACCGCCACAGCGAGCCGGAGCACAGTTATTCATGTTTGCAGGCGACCGGTTCAAGGACGATCAGTTAATCAAGGAATATAACCCATCGTTGCGAGTGGAAGAAAACAGTCTGGCGCTGCAGAAATTGTTAGACCAGTTTTCATATGCCATCGGGCTGGGCTTACGGCATTATCAATTTGAAGCAGGCACGATCCAGACGGCAACGGAGTACACAGGGTCGAAACAGGACCTGGTTCAGAACGCGGCTAAAGAAATGATCAGCGTTGAGAAGGCGTTGAAACAGATAACGAAAGCCGTGTTGTGGATTGGTAAAAACGTACTGGGCGCACCTGTAGACCCCGACACGAAGATAACTATTATTGCGGATGATTCTTATATTATTGATCAGGACAGCGAGCGTAAACGATGGCAGACTGAAGTATCCATGGGCATCCGTTCGGTAGCAGAATATCGGATGCACTTTTTCGGGGAAACGGAAGAAGAAGCAAAAGCCATGATCGAACCTACATTACTGCAGATGCTTGAAGGAAAAGCGGCCGGCATTGTGTCAGATGTGGAGTTGCGGCAATTCCTGTTTTCAGATGAAACGCCGGAAGAATCAGCACAAAAGCTGGCAGAAATCCGGCAGAACGAACCGACCACAACGCAACTGATCGGCGAGGATAAGGACAATGATTGACGATCTGGCGATTGATGCAATTGCCGACAAGATTGCCAAACGCTTCGAGCGCGTCAATACCAATGTCCTGCAGAAGATCGGTAAAAAGATTGCGGACATAAAAGGATTACGGCAGAGTGATCTTCACAAAATTGTCCAGCTATACAATTTCGGGACTGATTCAGACAAGATTATTGCGGAACTTGCACGGGAATCTACCAGAGCAGAAGCAGAGGTCCGAGCGTTAATCAAATCCGTTGCGAAAGATAGTTACCTTGACACTTCGATGTTTTACAAAGCGGCCGGAATCAAGCAAATTCCATTCGAAGAAAATGGAGTATTGCAGCAGTACATAAAATCACTTCAAGACCTGACACACGGCACCTTTTCAAATTATTCGAATACTTCTGTCATTGGATTCCGAAAAGTTGATCTTGAAGGCAAGACGATTTACAGAGGGCTGAAAGAGACCTATCAGGATACGATTGATCAGGCTGTGACAGAATTATCGATGGGCGTGACTGATGTTAATTCGGCCATGCGATCCACACTGACGGAACTGGCAGATTCAGGCTTGCGCGTGGTTGATTATGCGTCTGGATCATCCAGAAGGCTTGATTCCGCGGTACGGCAGAACATTCTTGACACGCTGCGTGATGTTGCGCAGGGTGTATTACAACTGGCTGGTAAAGAATTCGGAGCCGATGGAGTTGAGCTTTCCGCGCACGCCACTTGTGCCATGGATCACTTACCCTATCAAGGCAGACAATATTCAAACGCTGAATACGACAAGATTCAAAGCACGCTGAGACGGCAAATCGGGCAATACAATTGCCGACATATTGCGTATCCGATTATCATGGGTGTTTCGGAGCCTGCATATACCGAAGAAGAATTGAGCAATCTGGAGAATCTTTCCAGCGAAAAATTGACGTTTGAAGGGGCAGAATATACACGCTATGAAGCGACACAAATTCAGCGCAAGATTGAGACGGCTATTCGCTATTCGAAAGATCGAGCGAATATTGCTGCCGCTGCTGGAGATGATCGATTGCGGAGAATTGAACAAGGGCGAATCAACCAGTTGAAACATAAATATCAAGATGTTTGCAAGACATTCGGATTGCCTTATAAGTCGGAAAGAATGAGCGTGAGCGGGTTCAAGCCGGTAAAGGCGATTGAACGGAAAGCACAGAAAATTACACCGCCAAAAGTTGACACGTCGAAGAATGTTACAGGAACGCCAAAAAGCGTACTGGATTTTGAAAAAAGTGTAGTTCATCAAAGTTATGAATCGGCTGGCCTTTATTCTCCAGATGGTATACTTATATTAATGAAAGATGGGAATAAACATTCCGTATTTTTTACGGACGGAGAAGTGGCGAAAATGAAAGGAAATATCCTGACACATAATCACCCATCTGGATCCCCTTTTTCAAAACAAGACCTTGATATGCTGGCTTATGCTAAACTAAAAGAGATTAGGGCAGCTGGGAAAAATTATACATATAGCATGGGATACCAGGCTTTTGATGAAACGAATACTATAGGGCTTAATGAATTCAATAATATGTGGGTCAATGCTATATTAGATACACAAAAAGCATATGATCCTAATCTCATGTCCCCAGATGACTGGAATAGTAAGGCATTGGAGAGGTTGGCAGAATTAAGTAACGGATTATGGAAGTATAAAAGGATCCCGTATGGAAGCTAATAAATATGTAAAAATGGATGATTCTATAGACTATACAGAAGAAGATTACGCAGAGATACACAGGCTAATTGCCGAAGGTAAGGAAGAAGAAGCAAAAAAGCTAATTGAAACAATATCAAAACGAATACATGAAGCAATGTTTATCACGGAAGAAGAAGCAAAAAAGATAAAACCTTCGGAATAACTTGAATATTTGTTCTAAACATGGTATAGTTTTAGTATAAATTGAATAAATAAATCAATCGAGACCCTAAAAAGGCCGGTTGCCTGGTTGCTTTGCGATAAAAAAAGATGTATAATTGTCATATACATCGAATTACAAGCCGACGGGCAGAAAACGGATAGAGGAATATCATGACAGACGAAATCAAATCAACTGCTGAAGAGCAGGATAAAACGCTAAGTGCGGACATTGAAAAATCTACTGCGGCAGAGCAGGAAAAAACATTCACGCAGGCTGAACTTGACAGAATCATCTCTGAGAGGATTGCACGTGAGCGCAAGAACCTCCCTGATGAAGCCGACTTGAAAGCCTACAAAGAATGGAAAAAAGCACAGCAGACCGAAGCCGAGAAGGCAGCAGAGCGCGAGAAGGAATATCAAGCGTTGCAATCCAGAACAATTGAGCTGGAACGCGAAAATGCTGTGATCAAGGCTGGCGTGAAGGCTGACGATGTCGAATTCGTGATTTTCAAAGTATCACGAATGGAAGGCGACTTCAAGGAAAACTTGGACAGTTTTCTTGCCGAGAATAAAAAATTTACTGAGCCGGCAACCGAAACAGTCGCCGGAACAAAGCACAATCCGAGCACAACGGATCAAGACGCTAATTTTATAGCAGCGGTTCGGAGGGGCGCAGGATTGAAATGAAAGGATAAAATATTATGTCTATTGCATTGGCAGCAAAATATCAGCCAATATTGGATGAAGTATATAAGAATGCAAGTTTGACCGCGTTTATGGACGCAAAAACCAAACCAGTCAATTTTGGTGGTGCAGCCGCCGTTAATGTATTCAAAATCTCTACGGTTGGCCTTGGCGATTATGACCGAGCGACTGGTTATCCTGCTGGAACGGTTACTGGGCAATGGGAAACATTGACGTTGTCAGAAGAGCGCGGGCGTGCGTTTTCCATTGACAAAATGGACGATGAAGAATCATTAGGCGAAGCATTTGGTGAATTGGCTGGCGAATTTATTCGCACGCAGGTCGCTCCTGAAGTGGACGCGTACAGATTCAGCAAATACGCTTCATGGACAGGCATTACCGAAGTTGGAACCCCTGCGGCGTTGGACAACGGTTCTAAAGTGCTGGCTGCTTTCGATGCTGCCATGGCGCAATTAGATTCCGATGAAGTTCCGGCCGAAGGTCGTGTGTGTTTCATCGAAACACAATGTTACAACTATTTGAAGGGATCACTCACCCGCACGCTTGGCGCGCAGACTTCGGCAGACCGCCGGATATTCGAACTGGACAATGTAAGAATCATCCCTGTACCGCAGGGTAGATTTTACAAGGGCATTACCTTGGATGCTGGCGCAAATGCTGGCGCGGGTGGTTTTGCAAAAACTGTAAACACCGGAAAAAATATTAATTTTCTGCTGATGCATCCGTCATCCGTTTTGCAGGTAACAAAATTATCCGATCTGAAGGTATTCGCTCCGGAAGACAACCAGACCGCTGACGCTTGGTTAATCCAATACCGTTTGTATCATGATGCGTTTGTGTATGCTAACAAGGTCAAAGGCATTTATAGTCACATCGCTGCAAGCTAAGTTAATGAATGATAATGAGGCGGGACGAATAATCCCGCCTTATGAAAGGATGAATTATGGCAGATTTGAAACCTATTCAAATAAGCGGCTGGCTAAAGGATGTTAACGATAATTTTGATTCATTAGCGTCACTTCCTGGGTTGCACATTACCAAATTTACGTTTGACACTGCTGCGAATGACGCAGCAAGCACACCAAAGAGCAACAAAACCGTTGGAGCACATCCGCTGGCAGTAACAATTCCCGATAAAGCAATCGTCATTCAGGGGTTCGTGGATGTTATTGCAGCCGTCACTTCCGAAGGAGATGCGACCGTTGCGATCCACCTGGTGAACGCAAACGATCTTCTGACGGCAACCGGAAAAGCAAGTTTGATGCTGGCAGCACAATTGCCCATGGCGGCTGTAATTGCCGCACCGATCAAACTGGCTTCAGAAAAAGCTATTACCGTTACTGTTGGAACTGCTGCGCTGACCGCTGGCAAGATAGACGGTTATATCATCTGGATGGAAGGAGCGTAAAACATGGCTGGATTAATCAACGGTTCTGACTGGATTGCAAAGATTCCAGTCGGCGGAACATACACAGCAACCGCGACTGACGCATCAGCTGGAAAAGTTGAAATTGCAACGGGCAAACCTGAAGCAGTCGGCTTCGTGGTAACTATCTTACGCGGCGGGGCAGACGTTACCGCCAAAGCGAAAATCAGTATTGCGGCTGGCGTTCTGAAGATTCAGGATAACAGCGCTGATTTTGACGTCACGGCCGCTGATGTCATCAACTGGATTGTGTACTAAAAAGGGCTGATCAATGGCGAGTTATGCGGATTATACATATTACACTGGCACGTTTCACGGCAGCACAATTGCTTCAACGGAATTTGCAAATCTGGCAATCCGCGCATCTGCCGCCATTGATCAGGCAACATTTGGACGGGCGGCAAGTGTGATTGCTGCTGATGATCCAGCCGAAACGGTGACAGCGATACAGATGGCGACCTGTGCCGTTGCGGATGATCTGAAAGGATTTGAGACAGCGCAAGACGGCATTACCAGTGAACGTGTTGGGAGTCATTCGGTGACCTACAACGAAAAGTCAAAAATGACGAAATCGTATGACGAGATAACACAGGAAACGATCGAGCTGTATTTGGGAAACACTGGGCTATTGTGCAGGTGGGCGTAACATGCGGACGAACTGCGATATAACGCTATACAATAAAGTTTCCGGTGAAACATATCAGAGGACTGAATTGCATGGTGTGTTCTGGGAGAACCGCAAGGGTGTTAATGTCATTAAATCTGGCCTTACTGCTGCAGATCAGGCAACCATTTATATCCCGTTTTACGTGGATGATGGATATCAGAAACCGAAAAGCTGGCAAGCACTGGCGACCAAAACAGGAAAATGGTGGACGTTACAGACTGGTGATTATATCGTAAAGGGCATTGTGACTGACACAATCAGCTCGACGTTTACGATATCGAATCTGAAAGCGACGTATGATGACGTTTTGCAAATTACCAGTGTTGATACGCAGGATTATGGATCACCGGACTTGCAACACTGGCAGATCGGAGCGAAATAATGACGAAACCTGTTATTGAAACACCGCGCGGGAAGATCATCAACATCAAGACAGCGAACGGGAAATTAACGGCAAAATTGACGTGGAATACCGGATTCCGTCCGAAGTGGCAAGGGCGTTATTCCGCTGCACAGAAATATGTAGACACGCAAGTATTACGTTTATGTGACCCATACATCCCGAAAGATACAGGCGCATTGATAGCTTCTGGCGTTTTAGGGACGGATATCGGATCAGGCACTGTGAAATGGGTTGCTCCATATGCGCACAGGCAATATTATCTGGACAATCGGAAGACGACAAAAAGTATTAATCCGTGGGGCGGTTCCCGTTGGTTCGACAGAGCCATGGTAGTGCATAAACAGAGCATCATTCGCGGTGCTGGCAGAATAGCAGGTGGCAAAGTCACATGGAGACCGAGCGTAAAATGAGCGACACGATCATAGAAGCACTGAGAACCTACATCAATGATTGTTCTTATCTGGACGCGGATAGCGGGGAGGTGAGCATCAACTATATGTCATCCGATCCGATCCAATATGGCATATTCCCGCTCCCTGGCGAAAAACTAATCGAGAAATATATCGTTTCTGGTGGAATTTATGAATATCCATTCGCGCTGCGGGTCAATGCAAGCAATACGGATGATTACGCGCTATTGGAGACACAAGGATTCTTTGAGGAATTCTCAGCATGGCTGGAAGATAATAACGAATCTGGGACATTCCCGACACTTCCAACCGGAAAGACAGCAATAAAAGTCGAGGCTCAATCGAACGGTTATTTGATTGAGCAAGGCGAATCAGGGACTTCGATTTATGAAGTTCCATGTACATTAATTTATGAAAAGTTGAATTACGATAAGGAGTAAAGCATGGCATCAACACCAGTAACACTAAAACGAAGTGATTTGAAACACTTTTTGGACACATCATCCACGTCAACGCCGACATGGTCACCGATCAATCTGGGCGTAACCGCTGCACAAATCAACTATAACCCGACCGTCTTAGAAGAAGGTTATATTGCGGATACCGCAAAAACAAAAGAGGTCGAAAGCGTATCACCAGAAATGTCTCTGGAATTTACCATTAAAAAAGGTGATGCCGTATCAGATTATATTTTCTCAAAGATTTGGAATCAAAAAGTATTAGGAGATTCCTATTCTACGCTTTTGACCGTCAGAACCGCGGAAACACCCGAAGATGGAGCTTATCCCGCCATGACACAAGCAGTCAGTATCAGCCCGCAGAACATCGGTAATGAAGCAGTAACAGCCGCGAAAATGAGCGTTACGCTGCTGTTTCGTGGTGATCCAACCTACGGGACTTTCAAACCGAGCACTTCAACATTCACCAAAGCGACCTAATTTTAGGAGGTATCTTTGCAGTCACTAAGTCTCGGGAAAGATACAGTCACATTTTGTATATGCGATGATCCGAATAGGATCATCTCTTTCAATCCGCATGATGTACGCCTTTGCGAGCGTGTAACCCTGTTTTGGCAAGATGCCGATACGAAGCAAAAAGAATTCGAAAAGCGGGCGAAAGAAGAAGCAAATCTTGAAGAAAAAGACGAGAATGGTATTCCGATCAATTTGGCGAAATCAGCCACGCTGATGCGCGAAACAGCCGATTGGGTGTGTGAACAACTGGATATCGTTTTCGGCAAAGGCACAGCGAAAAAAGTGTTCGGGGATACGTTTACGTTTGATGATTTTGCATTGTTTATGCAATACGTCTTTTCGTTCTTTACGCAGGAATCACAGGAACGAGTAACAAAACGATTGAATAAAAAATCAGGGAAGGTCATGACGTGAATATCCTGATCGATGAGCTTCCAGATCAAGTAATGATCGACGGAAAACTTTACGATTTGGACACTGATTTTAGGACTGCAATTCGGATCATTCAGGACTTTGAGGATGACGATTTGACAACGTACGAAAAGAATTACCTGATGATTCGGCGACTATTTCCAGTTGTTCCAGACAATACGGAAGAGTCTCTGAGGCAAGCCCTAAAATTCCTGGATGGCGGTGAACCTATTTCCGAAGAAGTAGAAAGCACTCCGCCGATGCGGTTATATTCATTCTCAAAAGATGCGAACCTGATTTATGCGGCGTTCCGGCAGACGCACGGAATCGACCTGCAAACGGCAAAACTGCACTGGTGGCAATTCCTTGCGTTGTTCATGGACTTGGGCGCGGATACCACCTTTTCGAATCTGGTCAGTTTGCGAAAACGTGTCAAAGAAGGGAAAGCAACCGCAGACGAACGAATGATTGCCGCTGAAATGGGCGATGCGTTCATCGTTCCTGAACCTGATACACGAACATGGGAGCAGATCAAAGAGGATGAGCGAAAACAAGCGTTGACGGATGAATTTATGCGCTTGCTGGAGGGTTCGAAATGAGTTATGACGGAAGTATCCAAATTGATACCAGTCTGAACACCACCGGATTTAATAACGGGTTGAAGTCTATGGTCGGAAGTTTAGGAAAACTTACTGCCGCGTTAGGGGTTACGATCGGCATTGCAGCCGGTTTTCAATTCCTGAAGGCTGGAGAAAAAGCTGCACGATCCCTATCAACTGCGCTATCCGGTTTAGGATTTGTCACAAAGGCGAACGGGCGCGATTTTCAGCAGGCTAAAAGTTTTATCGACAACTATATTTCAGATGGACTGGTTCCCGCTACAGACGCCATTGAAGCATACAAGAACATGGTATCGCGTGGATACGATACATCACAGATCGAAGCCATGATGGGCATCATGAAGGATTCCGCTGTATATAATCGGCAATCAGCGTTTTCCATTGGCGAAGCAATCGTCAAAACAACGCAAGGTTTGCGAATGGAAAACAGTATGCTGACTGATTCGGTCGGTATCCAAAAGAACGTTGCAAAAATGTGGGATGAATACGCGGCAAGTATCGGGACGACTGCCAACAGGCTGACGCTGGCACAGAAACGACAAGCCGAATTCAACGGATTTATGGCTGAAGGTGGCGTTTTCGCAGGGGCTGCAGCCGAATATCTGAATACATACGCCGGTAAATTATCGCAGTTATCCGCAGGATTTACAAATTTGAAAGTTGCTGTTGGCAATTCTGTGATTCCAATCATCAACGCGATACTTCCGGCAATCAACGCGGCTGTTACCGCGCTAACACGGTTTTTTAATCGTATTGCTGTGATTATGCAGGTATTGTTTGGATATGATCCATCTGCAACGGTTGCTGCGTATGAACAAAGCATGGGCGGTGTTGCGTCCACAACTCAGAGAGCAGCGGATGCACAGGATGAATTGGCGAAAAATACTGAAAAAGCGCAAAAAGCGGCAAAAGGCGCGCTGGCATCATTCGATCAATTGAACGTGTTACAGCAAAAGGATGAAGGTGCTGGCTCAGGCGATAGTGGAATTATAACTCCGGTGATTTCCGACACACCAATTAAATTACCGGCAATCGATACATCAGCAGCGGACGCGTCGTTAGAACGGTTACGCGCAAAAGTAGAAGCGTTCAAGGAATCCTTGAAACGGTTTTTTGAGCCTTTGGCTGAGCCTTTGGCGAAATTACGCGATGCTTTTAGCAATCTTGGCGGGGCAATCGGTCGCGCATTGAAACCATTATTCGAAAGTGAAGGTTGGAAAACATTTGCAGAATCAATTCGTGATGGTGTTATTGTCGTGATTGAATTGTTAGCAATGGCTCTGAATAAAATTGCAGAATGGATTGATAAATATCCAGAAGAGTTCCGCGCTTTTGCGACTGTTTTAGGAATTGTCGCAGTCGCATTTCTCATGATTACGAATCCTGTTGCGCTGGTCATCGGAATCATAACGTTATTGTTATCCGCAATTGGTTTACTGGCTCAGAACTGGGATAAAGTGCAAAAAGTTGCGGTTGATACATGGGAGAATATCAAAGGCGCATGGAACAAATCTGCAGAGTGGATACAAACTAATGTAACCGATCCAATAATCAATTTGTTCAAGCAAGCATGGGAGAATATAAAACAATTTGCTGTGAACGCTTGGATAGGTATAAAGGGCGCGTGGAGTAGTTCAGCGAACTGGATTAGAACAACTGTTACAGATCCGATCAAAAACGCTTTCGGGGATGCTGGAGACTGGATCAAAGATAAATGGGACAGTATTCTGACAGGAGTTAAGGATTTCGGGAGGAACGCAATCAATGCGATTATTGGATTCGTAAACGGAATGATCAATGCCGTTGCGGGAGGGCTGAATTTCGTCATTGACAAAATAAATAGCATCAATATAAAAATTCCTGATTGGGTTCCTCTTCTTGGCGGGAAAGAATGGGGGCTCTATATTCCTCAAGTCGTCCCTTATCAAATCCCATTGCTGGCCACCGGAGCGGTAATACCGCCTAACGCTGCATTCGCTGCGGTTCTGGGAGACCAGAAGAGCGGGCGAAACATTGAAGCACCTGAAAATCTAATACGGCAGATTGTACGCGAGGAAACAGAAGGAATCAGCGGCGGGCAGAACATCACGGTTCAGTTTGGCGGGACGATGGGAGAATTGATCAGGGTTCTGCGGCCAGAGATTCAAAAAGAGGATAAACGCGTTGGAAAAAGTTTAATTACAAGGGCGACAACATGATATCTGTAGACGGAATTACCTACAATTTGGCAGTAACAGGACTGAAACGCACCGCATCATTCCTGGATAAGACAGCGGAACGGACAGAAGACGGCATCCTTCATCGGCAATTGATCGGCGTATATTACAATTATACGCTTGAAATTGGATATTTGGGCGATATGGCTGTTTATAACGCATTTTGGGATAAGATCACGGAGCCGGTAGAATTTCATACCGTTGTAGTTCCGACCGGAAGCGGAGATTATACTTTTATCGCATATGTTGGCGCAGAAGTAAGCGATTCGCTCAGACGGCAAAAAGACAACGTCAATTATTTTGGCGGTATGACTGTTAATTTCATCGGTCAAGCACCGGCAAGGACGCCATAACGCATGGAATCGATTCTGCGGTTATATCTGGTTCCCGATCCTGTCGACCAACACGCAACGTATAGCGTTACCAATGCGGATGCTATTTCCAGCGTGGACGACCTGCAAGATGGGCGCGCGCTGAAAGTCGCATACGCCACGTGGGAAGATGATTACTGGTTGCTCGATGGAAATTATCACTTTCTTCCGGCAACAGACGCGCATGTAGGTTATTGGAGCACCGGCCTTACCAATTCGCTTGGAAAATCATCCACAGCACTGGGAACGATCCGGATTGATTTGGACGATGATTGTGACCTGGACGAAATTATCATCCACGGGTCGGAACCAACCTACGATTATTGCACGCGCGTAATTGTCAAGTATTATAACGGGGCAACGCTGCTGAAAACAAAAACGATTTACCCGAATAAAGTTCACTTCAAATTCAGTGAGGAAGTTGCGGGCGTCAATGCAATCGTATTTTCATTTTACGATACGAACAAACCATACAGACGGATTCGCGTTACCGATATCACGTTTGGTGATACGGTAGAATTCCGCGCAAGCCAGATCAAGAACGCATCTGTGATTATGGAACAGTCGCCTTTGAGCGATGAGCTGCCATTCGGAACGATGCAATGCGAATTGGTTACAACCGAACCGATGTTCGATTTGATCGATCCTGATAGTCTATACAATCAGCTCAAGACTCGCATGATGATGGATTTGCTTTACGACAACGGAAAGACCGTTGATTTTATCGGTCGTTATTACATGACTAATCGCTCCAATATATCCGATAATCACATCAAAATCGAAGGAATGGATTTGATCGGGCTGTTAGACGATACGACCTACAACGGCGATTTTTGGAATACCAATGAATCATTTGTAGTAATCGTCAATCGTGTGCTGAGTTTTTCCTCGGATATCGGAACCATAACGGTTGATTCTGACGTTGCATCCATACAACTTCGCGGAAACATCGAGCCTGGAACCGTACGCACTGCATTACAACAGGTATTATTTGCAGCCGGCTGTTCTGTCGAAATTGTTGACGGAAACAATGTGCATGTAATGCACCAACAATTTTTAGACATCAACGCTGCACCGGACGGGATAATTACCAAATCGCAAAAGGCCTTGGAGGGGCAGCTGATCAAAGACACGACTCCAGCCACACGGCTGGAAGTGACAAGTCATTCCTACGTTGCAGCCGCTTCGGCTACGGAGATTTTCAAGGAGACTTTGCAAGGCGGGACGTACACGCTGTATTTTGACACTCCGGCGTACTTTTCGCAAGTAAACGTAACCAACGCGACGTTAATTTCGTCCGGTCCGAATTATGCAATTATCGAGGTGACTGGGACGAAAGAGGTCGTGATTACCGGAACAGAGTTCAGCCACAATCAGGTAGTTTCTGCGCGCGAGATTGACTTGACCGGACTAAAACCGAACACAATCAAAGTACCCGGTGCAACGATGATATCCCCGGATACCGTACAAACCGTTTTGACGCGGATGGAGTTTTATTATTTACTGCGCTACGAGCAGAATTTCCGCGCGTTCAATCCGACTTTTTACAAGCCTGGATATATTTATCACGTAGACACGATCAAAGATCGGAAAATTGCCATGATCATGAAGCAGACGCAAATTGATCTATCAGGCGGTTTTGTCTGCGATATGTCCGGCGTGGGTGTGATTGTCGGCAATGTCATGATATTGAAAAAGAATATCACCATTGGAGACAAAGGAAACGTCATTCCAGCGCAATTTGAATATCCGCGTGAAGGCCCGCAAAGTTTCGTTTCAACGCTGTTTGCTGATTATCAGGGGGATTATGGCATCGGCGTAACAATCAACGGAGTACGAACGCTGTACATGGACGATAGCGCATCATTCGTATTGGCCAGTTCAAACGCAAACACGTCGATTGTGATTGACTTCCCGCAGATCACGAAAGCGATAACGGTCGGACAGCGCGGATCGGTTACACCTGCAAAATTCAAATTTCCATGGGCGGCATCACAGAATTTCACCGCGAAAGTTGATAGTGCGTATCTGGAGGATTACGGAATCGGTGTTTCGATTGACGGAGTACGCACGCTGTACATGACAACGACACAGGTTTTCACGTTGAGCAACACAACGGCAAATACAGAGGTCGTTCTGGACTTCCCGCGGATCACAAAAGCGATTGCAGTCGGTGACAAAGGAACAGTCACACCGGCAAAGTTCAAGATGCCGTGGAACACAGCGCAGGAATTTACGGTCACATTATTGTCTGGATACAGCCCGAACGATTATTACATCAGCGTCAACATCAACGGAACGGTGACGGATTACCGCGAAGTTTCGACAAAAAAGTTCACGCTGGCGACAACAACGGAAAACACGACTGTCGCTGTGACGTTTCCGGCTGTGACTAAAAAGGCGATTGTAAAGAGTGGATCATACGCAAGCTATCTGGCAGTAACACCAGCATCATTTAATTACCCGTGGACGTCAGCACAGAATTTTGTTATAAAAAATAATAGAACAAATAATCAACTATTTTACATCCAAGAAAAAATAAACGGCGTTGCAAAATTGTATGACATTACCGAAAGAACGATGCAGTTAACAAATACAACTTCAAATACAACTGTTGAAGTGTCTGCAGTTTTAAAAAATACAAAATATGTTCAGCTTGTCGGATTCAATAAACCGTTTGATATTACATATAAAGTTTTTTACTATCCTGTTATTGGTGCGCAGGAATTATCAGCATCATATATGTATCAATCAGGTACAGACGGAGATGGGAATCCTATTTACGATTTAGGGAAAGCAGATTATTATTGGTACGTAGATAACGTATTAAAATCTACTCAGATTCAAGTTACATATTCAACTTTTAATCTTTACAATGCCACATTGTCTACAGAAGTGAGAGTAGAAAGATATAATGCAGTTGGAGGTACTGGTGGAAGTGGTTCCGGTGGAGGAGGCGGATATATTCCATGGGAGATGACAGTAAGAAGCGGGGGTTGGATTGTTCGCGATGCGCCAAATCCAAACGGAAATTTCGTTGCGTCAACTGGCGCAAATACAAAAATGATGATTACTAATGAAGTATCCGGATGGTACTATGGAACAATAACCGAAAGTGTATATGTCAATACGGTCGGATTGTCTGGTTGGATTAGTGCAGACGCCAAAATGTTAGGGTATAATCCTAATTAGGATATAAAAAATGGCATATATTGACCCGATAACAGACCGCACTATGGCGGACATTATCCAGAAGACATTCAAGGGACGCTTCAACATCACAGACTGGGAGCGCATCGTAAACAACACATCCTTCGCGCGGGAGCTGGTTTTCTCCTTGCGAGGCGTCCCGATCCCAGAGCTGATCCCGATGAGCACGCCAACACGCACAGATAAGCCGACCGCTGCGGATATCAACGATCTGGTGCAAAACATCATCACGGTTCAGACTGCGGCGCATGTGGCGGCGGCAAACGCCTACACGCTGAACGCGGCTTATGAGGACGGAGCGGACAAACGTGGGCCGGATTATCAGATCGTCAATGCGTGGGAAAAAGTGATTGATTTAATCGTCAAATATCACGAAATGGTAAAAGTAGTTCGCAGGCCGATTTGTGGTGTTGGAGCGGCAGGCGCAGGAATGACTCGTCAGTGGATGTTCAGAACGAAGCGCATTGTTCTGGGGCGCGTTCCTATTTGCGGGTTCGCGGTCTGTGATTCTGGATTATTACGACAAAATATGTTTAGGAGGTAAAATCATGGCATATACAAAACAAACATGGCAGAATGAAGTTCTGTCTGGCGTTTCCGCTGATCAGGCGTTATTTACAATCAAAAATTCGAGCGGAACGATTATTAATGATGATGTGATCATCGAACTAAAATCGACCGAAGTACAGGCCGGATCAGAATTTACTGCTGATCGGATGAACCATATCGAAGACGGAATTGCAGCTAATTCCGCAGCGTTTGACGCATCGACTGGTCATGATCATGACGGCACGAATAGCAAAAAAATTGCATATGCAAACGTGACCAACACGCCACAATTTGAAACATCGGCATCGAATATTAAACCTGATGGTACAGCGTCTGCAGGAAATTCAGGAAAAGTTGCTGATGCTGCACATGTTCACCCAGAAATAAGACTATTAGATAATGCCGGCGCACACAACTCGATTTGGCGTGGTATTTCGCTTGGTACATCCGTAACAACTGCTCAATGGGAAGCAATATCTAATGGCACATTCGAAAATTTGTATATAGGGGATTACTGGACGATCAACAGCGTTGTTTGGAGAATTGCGGCGTTTGACTATTACCTCGCCACAGGTGATACCGCTTGCAACACTCACCATGTGGTCATTGTCCCGGACACCAACCTGTACAGTCATGTAATGAACGACACGGACATTACTACGGGCGGTTATGTTGGCTCGAAGATGTACACGGAAGGTCTTGCTGACGCAAAGACGGCGATTAACAACGCTTTCGGGTCTGCACATATTCTGTCTCACAGACAGTATCTTTGCAACGCCGTTACTAACGGTTATCCTTCGGGCTGTTCTTGGTACGACAGCAAGGTTGAGCTTATGACGGAACAGTCTGTGTACGGCGGCAAGGTAATGTCACCTATGGGGAATGGTGCTACGTTTGTTGCAAACTATACTGTGGACAAATCTCAGTACCCGTTGTTTGCACTGAACCCGCACATGATTTCTAATCGTCAGTATTTCTGGCTGAGAGATGTTGTATCTGCCGCCACTTTCGCCTTTGTCGACTCCTACGGTGTTGCGGGCAGCGACGGCGCTTCCGGCGCCGGTGGCGTTCGCCCCGCTTTCTCTATAATCGGATAGGAGTAATAATCATGTATACAATCAAACTTTACGATGGAACAGTGTTAGAAAATCTTACACTGAACGGAAACAACTTCATTTCTAATACCATTATTCCTGGTTCTGTGTTCGAGAACAATTTGAAATTAATTGAAATAAGCGATGGCGAAACTACACAAACGCTTACAGATCAATTCCTTGCGGCAAATCGGGTTGAAAATAATCAAACATGGTTCGTTCTAATCGACAAAACGCCAGAGATGAAACGAGAAGAAGAGATGACCGAATTGCAATTGGCTTTAGTTGGATTGTACGAATCGCTGTTAGGAGGATAGAATGGCAAAAATCTATGCTGCACTTATTTTGAAAGGTCTAAAAACGATTGATGACGTACCTGAGAATTTGAGAGAAGAAGTATTGCGATTATTAGATATACAAAATAAATAATACAAGGACATACATTGTCTGGATATGTCATAGCAGTCATCGGAGACACCCACATCGGGAGTAGCACTGCACTCAGTCCGCTAAAGTTTACTATTCACAACCGTGCCACCCTTGAAGAACAAGTAACCTATGCAAATCGTCTGCAGGAATGGTTATATGGATGCTGGGTTGACTACTGGGATTATGTTTACCACCTATGCGGAAAAGGCAAAAAAGGTAAACGTCTAATCGTTATTCATCTTGGCGATGTCATTGACGGGAATCATCACGGCAGCAACCAGCTTATGCAGGAAGTAGAGGATCAGGTGCAGATTGCACTTGATCTTTTAGAACCGATTAGAAACAAAGCAAATGCGTTTATTGGGATCCTCGGCACCATGCCATTTCACGCAGGACAAGATCATGCGACGGAATTGGAGATTTACAAAAAGCTGGACGCAGACTATATTGAGCAAGCGGTCACCATAAACATCGATGGGATATTAATTGATCTCGCTCATCATGGAAAATCCGGCACCAGACCATGGACAACGAGTGCAGTCTCTGAAGGTGCTGAGGTTATGCTTGATTATGCACAGCAGGGACAGCCGTTGCCGAACTTTATCCTACGAGGGCATACACACAAATTTGACGACAGCGGAGCGAAATTTCAAAATACCCGTGTCATCCAGTGTCCATCTTGGCAACTAAAAACGGCGTACGGCTGGCGGGTATCATCGAACACGGTGAGATCAGATATCGGAGGAATAATTATTAACAATGGTATTTTAGACTTAACTAAATCTCGTTATATGGGACAACCTGACGGAAGGAAGATCATTAAAATATGACCGAAAATGAATTGCTGTTGGAGTTAGAACAACTGTTAGGGATACCAGAAATCGAACCAGACGAGATTACCGTTTCGATGCTTGCCGAAAAACTGAAGATATCTCCAAAAAACGTCAGGGAGAGATTGAAAGCGATGGTTGAATCCGGCCAGCTAACGTCAAGGGTTGTGAGACTGCCGGACGGGTATCGATGTATCGCTTATAGGAAAAAGTCTAATTCATAAAAAATATCAGATAAATATCGAATTTCTGCCTAATCCATATACTAATCCAAATTATAATAAAACTCATTATTAAAGTTTGATTTTGCCTATTGACAAATAAGTAATCGTACTGTATAATAATGTTATAACAATAAAGGAGAAACAAATGGATGAAAATTATTTTTTAGACGGTGAGTTTGACGAAAGCGAGCTCGATATCGAAGAGCTCGCACGTGAGGATTGGGACTGCAATTATCAGGAAGTCAGTTGGGAGGAACGAAATGGACAGTATTGAGATTAGGAATAAAACGGACGAATGGAAAATTCTTGCAGAAAGATTAAGCTATCTTGAAGAAAATATTAATCGGATCGAGAGCATGATCCGAAATCAGCAAACGCTTGAAAAACAGCTTGCTGATAAAAAAACCGAATTTAAACAGGTGTGTGAACGTCTCCGTAATTTGGCAATCGAGTTAAATCAATAAACAAAAAAGCCCTCTGAAACTATGAGGGCTTGATTTGATTAAAGAAAGGTTATATCATGGAAAATGAACTTGCAACAATTAATACTCCTTATTTAGCTCCAGCTGCAACGCTGGAGGAAGCCGCAGAACGATATAATGCGTTCAAAAGATTTGTGAAAACGATTCTTGTCAATGGACAAGACTACGGAGAGATCCCGGGGGTTTCAAAACCAACGCTTCTGAAACCTGGTGCAGAAAAACTGAACAGCTTTTTCGGTCTGTCTGCGAAATTTACGCTTGTCGATTCTGAAAAGGATTGGACAGGTGAGAAGCACGGTGGTGAGCCGTTCTTCTACTTTGAATATCGGTGCGATCTTTACCGTGGCGATCAGTTTGTAGCCTCCTGCGACGGGTCGTGTAATTCGTGGGAGAAAAAGTATCGTTATCGATGGATGAATGAACTGGATGTTCCTCCATATGTAGACAAATCAAAACTTGAATACAAAGACGGAACAATTTCAGAGTTTAAATTTTCAATTGAAAAAGGCGAAACAGCAGGTAAGTACGGGAAGCCTGCCGAATATTGGAAACAATTTCGGGACGCGATTGCAAATGGTACAGCCAGAAAGATCATGAAGAAAGCTAAGGATAGAGAATACGAAGCCTACGAAATTGGCGGGAAAATCTATGCGGTCCCGAATCATGACGTTGCGGATCAAGTGAATACCATCCAGAAAATGGCACAAAAAAGGGCATTTGTTGGAGCTTCACTGATTGCAACCAACGCATCTGAATTTTTCACACAGGATATCGAGGATATGCCGAGAGAATCAATCTCGGACGCTGTAGTTATTGAAGGCAATTTTATCTCACAGCCTGTAAAACAACAGACTGTCCCGCCGAAAACACAGGAGCCGGACTGGAGCGATGAACCGAACGACCAACCCCAAAAAGAAGCAAAGACGGCAGCTTTCAACGAAGAGAAGTTTCTTAAAAATTTCAATCCGCCAAAGGATTTCAAGCCGATGCCGCTTGACGAGGCTAAGAAAATAGAATCAGAAAAGGACGGTGTTTACGGGAGCATGGAAACAGAAAAGCTGTTTTATCGTATGAACAGTCTGATAAAGCAGTTGAAAAATAATCACCTCAGCCCTGAAGAAGCTGATCTTATATCGCTTAAGCTGAATGCGATTCTAACGATTCTGCTGAATCGGAAGATAAGTGTTGATTCAGCTGATTAAATGGGATATAATGAATTTATCTTCATTTTTCCTCCCTTTCTTTGGATCCAGACAGGTTTCCTCCTTTTTCCTGTCTGGATCATTTATAAAACATCGATTAATCACGGGCAGAGACCATGAATCGATGCTATTTAACACAAACTGGAGCCGAAATGAGCGAGACAGAAGAAAGATACGTCACACAGAGCGAAACGATAAAACAACTTGAGGAGCGGGTGAAATCGCTTATAGAAGCAAACGAAACACTTTTTGATCTAATCCGCAAGCTTATTATTGCAGAAAACGAAGTCCTGACTGTCAACGAAAATCTGCGTGCACAGAATAAGGAGCTGAAAAATCTGCTTGATTATGTTATCAAAAACTCGTGAGATTTGTCATAAGTTTAATAAATGCTGTCATAATATAAATATAAAATAACCATAAGGAGAATACCATGGACGAAAACAACAACAAAATCATTGAGCAAAAGCGGCTATATACGATCAAGGAAGCCGCAGCACTTCTTCGGGTTGACCCGATGACAGTCCGCCGCTGGTGGAAGGATGGCAAGATCAGCGTCATCCGGATATTGGGAAACAAGCCAAGGATCACTAAAGAAGAGATGGATAGGCTGCTAGGATACGATTCGGCTAACAAATCGGATTAACAAAACGTAATATTGACAAAACACTTGAATTTTTTGAAGATGATTTTTAGAAATATTTAATTGCGAGTTAATGGATGGATAAAAATATCCAAATATTTTCCATACACAAAAATGGAGTTTACAATGGGATCAGATATCCAGGTTGAAAACGGAAACTATACAAGAATTCATAATGAAATTCTGGAGATGTTAGCAAAAACAAGACTTTCACCGCTTGAATTTGCTTTATTGATGGTAATCTTCCGAAAAACATATGGATATCAAAAAAAGAATGACGTAATATCAATTTCTCAATTCTGCGAAATTACTGGAGCCAGCAGAACTGGCGTTATCGAAGCACTTAACAATCTCGTTAGGCTAAAAATAATCTACCGTGAACCTATAGGTCAAATGTACTATTATGGGTTTAATAAATATTATGATCAATGGCTCCCAGAAGTTTATATATCTCGTCGTTCCGGACAGACTAAAAATTTCGGTGATAAATGCAAATCAACAAAACAGCAAACTGATCAAGCTATGGAGACTGGTAAACCTATGGAGAACAACCGGTCAACCTATGGAGAACAGGTAAAGCTAATGAGTACTAGTCAACCTATGGAGAACACAACCGGTCAACCTATGGAGAACCAGACTGGTCAACCTATGGAGAACACACAAAAGAAAGATTTAAAAGAAAAAAAGAAATATTTATCCGTTCAAGAAAAACCACTTGAACGAAAACAAAAAAATAAAGAATCACTTAAAAAACCTTATGGAGAATTTATGAATGTTACCCTTACTGATGAAGAATATAAAAAATTAATAGATAGATTTCCAGATAGTTATTCCGATTGGATAGAAAAACTGTCTACTTGGAAAGAATCGAAAGGCAAAAGAACAAAAAGTGACTATGCAACGATTCTTAACTGGGACAGGATGAATAAAGAAAAAAATCCAGAAGCTAAGAATCAATTGGAAGGGTGGATCATGAGATGAGAAAAGATATACAAGTATTGTTTGATGAAGAGACAGAAAAATCGTTGATCGGTGCTTTTTTGATCAATCCCGAAAACCTGATCATGTCAACGCTGCGTTCAGAGGACTTTTCGAATAAAAAC